ACGTTGTGGATGTCGGCGGCAATGTTATCAGCGGCGGCACAAACACAAAACTTGAAGTTGGACACCTGATTTTCGAGAAATCACGATGCAAGAAGCTGACACTTACAGACATACATGCCCATACCCTGATAGTCCGTGGAAATTCCTCAGACGGGCAGTCTCTTGCGCCAAGCCCAGGTACTGCACGCATGAGAGCTATCGGCGGCGGTCACCATCAGGCAGAAGCGATGCTCCATAGCGGAGGTACGTTTGACCGTATATGGATACAGGCTCCAGGCTCAGGCGTGAACGGTAAGGTAGACACGCTGAGACTTTCAAACCTGTATACCAAGGGCGGTGAATGCGTCCTGTACAAAATGAATGTAGGAACTATGGAGATTCTGCTGAACGAGGTTGGCATGGGGAACGGATTCGCAACGAAGGAATTTGTTATCGCCACCAACGTCACAGCAGCCAACCTGACCGTAGAGGATAACGTCGAAGTCACGATAGCGGAGCCAGCAACACAATGACAACGCAGTCTCTTGATCTCTCAGCAGTCTATACACCGCATGAGAAGCAGCAGCTTATCCATGCGTCCGAGGCACAGACGAAGGTGCTTGAAATTGCACGGCGCTTCGGCAAGTCACGGAGCGCACTCTTTGAGCTTCTGCGCCGCTGGGTGGAAAGCCTTGAGGTTCCTGCCGATGTCTCTGTTGTACCGCCGTGGCAGGCATGGATCGTTACACCGACGTTTCCGCTTGCACGCCAGCTATGGACGGAGCTGAATACCTTCATTCCGAAACCCATGCTGTTCGGCAGGCCTAAGCAGGACGACATGATGATTACCCTTCGCGGCAACGAGATACGCCGCTGGGGTGAAATTCACGTCAAGTCCGCACATGATCCCAGTGCCCTCCAGACCGCAGGACTGAATTTCCTGTGGGTATCAGAAGCACAGGATGTTCACGACGAATCCTTTCAGAAACTCCTGCCCACGATACGGGATGCGTCACGCATACCGAAGTGGGTTATTCTGGAAGGCATTCCAGCAAAGACAAAAGATCACTGGTTCCGCAAGATAGTTGAACTGGCAGGCCGCGATACGAGCGGGCGCTACGAACTGTTCAAGGGAACCATCTACGATAACCCGATGCTGACACAGGAACACATTGATGAAATCGAGGAGGACAAGGAACTCCTGCCCGAATCAACGTGGCGGCGTATGTACCTTGCCGAATTTGATGCAGACGCAGGAGGACTGCGGAACATTGATGCCTGTATTGCAGGCGATCTGCTCGAAGGGCCGATTCCAGGCAGCAGGTACGTGGCAGGACTTGACCTCGGACGCCAGCATGACGCAACTGTTCTGCACGTCTTTGATGCTGCAGGACGCCGCCTTGTCGGTCACTACCGCTGGGACCCAGGCTTTGCCTGGGCACAGCAGCGCGAGGAAACCGCAGCTATCTGCGAGGAATGGAACCTGACCCGTATCGTTGTTGACTCAACTGGCATGGGTGGCGATATGTACCTTGAGGCTATTGCTGACATGCAGTTGCCGGTTGAGCCGTTCAACATTGACCGCTCAACCCGTGAGCCGCTTCTGACAGCGCTTCAGGTTGCACTGGAACGCGAGACACTGCACTATCCTCCCGTCCCTGCCCTGCTGAGGGAACTCAGGAATCTCCAGCCGCGCAAGATGCCCAATGGAGGATGGCGGCTTGAGGCAGGACCTGGCTATCACGATGACGAAGTCTTCGCAATGGCGCTCGGTCTTACTGCCTGCGACCCGCCGCACCGTGAAGGGACACGCGGATTTGCTCCCGTGACAAGGATGAGCTACCTGCCGAAAGGCAACGCCGTCAGTACATCAGGCGGAGCAAGGATGATGAAAGAGCGCAGGATTGAACGCGCACGAGAACGTATTGAAAGAACAGGGATAGAGGTATAGCCAATGGTTACATCAACAGACTCTTCAAACAGCTTCCTGCCGGGATTACAGGAATTTTCACAGGCGCCAGACCTCGTTGATATCCTTGCACTCAAGGTTGACCGCGAGGAATACTTCCGCAAGTTCCATGAGAACTGCAACCATGCACGTGACTGGTTCTTCGGACGCGTGTCCTCTCCTGCACCGGAGGGATTCGACGAGGTAACAACAGCAAAGGCCCGCGCTATGATTAACGTAGCCTCTGACCACGTTGATGTGAACAACGTCTCCATCGACGTTCCCGCAGCTTCACCCCGTGCGAAGGCACGGGCAGAACGTATCAAGAAATTCTATCAGGGTGCGTGGATGAATATCCGCACCCAGGTCAAGCGCGACGTTACCAAGGCGTGCTTCGCCTACGGCATCGGCGTGTTCAAGCCGATGTTTGTTCCGTCGCTCTGGCCTGACCAGCCTCCATCGCTTGAGGAATCTCCAGATGAGGATACCTACAAGGAAGCACTCGCAGACTTTATGGACAGGCGCTCCATAGCGTTTCCGCTTGATGTCCTTGCTATCGACCCGCGCAACATGCTGTGGGACGATTCAATGACCGGCCCGCACTGGGCTATCGAATTTTATGAACGCCACGATGCAGATACTATACGGCGACGGTATGTCAACTGGACGTCGGACAAGAAGAACGGGCAGATGGTTTCATGGTTTGAATACTGGGATGACGAATGGGCAGTGTTCGTTGCAGATAACGAGGTTGTCTGGAGCGGACGGCACGGATACGGTTTCATGCCCTATACCTTTGCTGTCCCTGCAACATCCCTTTCATCAAGCTCAGGGTGTCCCGATGAGCGCTATCAGGGCATCCTGCAGGGAGTCAGCGGCCTTCTGAAGACCAGAGGGCGCTTATTGAATGCTTATGAGGCTATTCTGAGGCAGTCAGCATGGCCCACCCTGAACTTTTCAGGACAGGCGCACATTGTTGAGGATGCCAAGAAGAATTACGAACTGTTCGGCGGTATGAATACACTGCCGCCCGGTGTGAATGTGAGTCTCTCGCCGATGGCGCTGCCTCCGCAGGAGATTCTCCAGTCACTGACTATTGTTGATAACGAAATTGAGGAAGCGTCATTCCCGAACGTGGTGCGCGGTATGCGCCCGAAGGGTGTGTCGTCAGGATTCGGCGTGTCCGTCCTTGCAGGGATGGGACGCCTTGTCTTTCAGGGAACAGCAGACGGACTCTCGCGTGCTATCGAGCAGGTCAACATGAAGTTTGCCAAGCTCATTGAAAACAAGATACGCGGAAGACTTACCGTCCATGCCCGTTCTGATATGCACAACTTTGACCAGACCATCGGGCCTGATGATATACGCGGCTACTACGAGAATATCGTTTCACTCAAGGCCGAGGCACCGGAGGAGCGTGAGCGCGAGGCATTGCTGGCGTTCAGGCTCTGGAACGGAGGCAACGGCATTATCAGCATGTACGAGGCACAGCGCCGGTCAGGCGTGGTAAACCCGCTTGAGGAGCAGCTTCAGATGGGTGCTGAAAAGATTATGAATGCGCCCCAGATACAACAGCAGCAGGTTGAGCTTGCGATGGAAGGTGTCGGACTGCTCGGACAGCTTGCAGAAACAGCAACCGGCATGGGAGGCAGAGGCGGTCTTGGCAACCAGTTCCTGCCAGGTCAGGCCCAGCTTCAGCGTCCAGGTGAGGGGAATATTCAGCAGGCCCGTGTTGCGTCACAGCAGCAGAATATGGGCGGTGTATTTCCGCAGGGACTCGGCGGCATGATGAACCTTGGCAACAGGCTCGGCACACCAGGCGGAGGCAACGTCCCGATGCCGAGCGGCGAGATGGTGCAATAGGAGGCAGGTATGGCAGATCGACCAAAGGACTTTGATATGATTAACGGGCAGATACGTCTGGCCCGTGAACAGCTTTATGCAACGATATCCCGTGCACGCAACATGATTCCTAACAAGCCAGGTGAAGTACCGCCTAAAGACGTGCAGCGCTTTACGAAGGAGCGTCTTACCCAACTGCGCGGAGGTGGATAATGGCTAAATCAGAATGGGAACTGAGAAGTGCGATATTCAGTATATTCAGCACCGACTGGCAAGACAGAGGCCAAGCACTCGAAGATATGACCGCTAAGACACAGGATATATATTACTCGTTGAGTGAGCTTGGCACTGCCAATTTTCCGAGTGGATATCAAGGGAATGAGGCCAAAAGGGACGAAGACGTCCGTGCCATGATAGAAGAGTGGATTCCACTCATCGAGTACGACATTGACACAAGAGAAGTCAGCTTTAATCCCACAAGCTTAGATGCCTTAAAGAGCGCTGACCCGGATATTAAATCGAAGATGCAACGAACACTTGCAAGAACTATAAAGGAAATACAGGTCAGGGCAGGCGCGATAAAGGAGAAAAAGGAGCAGACCTTCAAGGAAAAACTGGATGATGCCCTGGCAAAGGCATTTGGATATCGTGATAAGAGGTCTGTGCCATCTAAATCTACAGAGGCCGGGAAGCTATACCATTCTACGCTTGACCACTTTCTTGCCATTTCTAATAATCCAAAAAACAGAAACTTGGACGTAGAGGAACTGATTAGAGGGGATAAAGAGGCTAACAGGCTTAGTGCACAAGAGCAATATAATGTTTTCAAACAGGAAGCCGAGGATCAAGAGCG